CCGGCGGCTGGACGGGAACGTGCGCACGCACCACACGTCCAACGGTTCCGCGCATGTGGTGAAGCTGCGGTACGCGGCGCTCCATGCCATGCCCACGGCCACGCGCTCGGCGCGCGATTCGGTCTCGGCCACGCCCATCGCGTCGGCCAGATACGAGTAGGCCACCACTGGGTCCGTGCTTCTGCTGTGTTCGGTGATGTAGTCCAGCGCTGTCGCGTCGCAACCCGGCGGGCACACGATTATGTGCATCCTTGCGCCGTAACCGTACAGCACGCGGTCCTGTCGGCTGGCGTTGCAGTGCTTGCAGGCGCGGCGGATGTTGGCCACGGTCGCTTTGCCGCCGTGCGAGTGGGGCACGATGTGGTCATCCTCCTCGCCCACCACGGTGCATCCCGGCAACCCCAGCCAACAGGTGTTGCCGTATGTGGCGATGACCTCGGCGCGCACGCACGGGTCGATGACCTGCCTTCTGCCCATGGCTATCGCTCCTTCCGTGCGGCGAGCCACATGTCAAGGTCGGCCAGCTCGTACAGGATCGGGGAGTTCGGGGCCTCGCCGCTTCGGAAGTACGCCGGCCCCGTGCCCTGGTCCCGCATCCGCTGCATCGTGCGCCGCGACACATGCAGATACCTTGCGGCCTGGCTGACGGTGAGTTTCACGCGCGGGTTCACAGCAGGCCAACCCATGCCTTGAGCGACGTGATCAGGTCGTCGCGGTCGAACCCGTAGTTACCGGCGATGCGAAAAGGCTTGGGCACAATGCCCTCGCTGACCAGCTGCTGCATCGCATGGTCCCCGGTAGGGTCGGCGGTCGGGCTGATACGGTCCAAACGAAGCAGATTGATGACGATGGAACGATCGACAGTAGCGGTACCGGTCGTATCATGTTCTAGCGTCGGCAGATTCCACCGAACCGCGTTCCTCATATCCCGAGCCCTGACCGCCTTGCTGGTCACATGCTCACGGCGGTACTTCTTCTTAATCTTCCTTCGTTCCCTTGTCGGCACGTAATCAACTGCATAACCCATGATGTTCTCCAATCAGCTCGTAGGCGGTTAAGTGGGTAAGTCCTGTAATCGATGGAATCAATGAATTTCGGATGGTGGAAGGTTAGAGCGGGGAACCATAAGGCGGGAAAACAAGAATCAAGAAGGTTCCTGATTCCCGTTCTTCCCGAAGGGTTCCCACATGTGAAGCATTTCGGCATGGAGCCAAGGCCGTCGCATATGGTCAGCGGCGCAAGGCCGCGACGAAGGTCAACGCACGTGCCACCCCACGCATGGGGCCGATGGTGCCGCTTTCGTCCCTGGGAACACGACACGTGCGTTTAGCTGCAACCCGCACGCCTCCCCGCTAGGGACGCTTCAACCACCACGCCACACGTGGTGTGTTTGTAACGCGCTGGGCAAGGCGCGGCCGGGTGCTTCATCACGCCTCGCACGCAACCGACGGTCGGCGTGGTCAAAGGCATATTCGGTTATCGACGGCGCAAGCCGTCATAGATCGCCGCCGCGTCTTCGCCGCACCGCATCGTCATGAGCCAACGAATCAGTCACGCACGAGCGCAACTGCTCCAACTGCGGGCGGGTCAGCACCACCGCCGCGCGAACATCACCGGAGTCGAACGACACACGGAAGATACCCGGATAGGCCTCGTAATTATCCACGCAGACCCTAGTAGCCGTACCCATACCGACTCCTCTCGTCATCGTCGTCCCACAGCCACCGCCAGAACGCGCACAAACCAACCGCCAGCAGCACCGACGGCAACACAGCCACGACGCACAGGCCACGTAGCACGGTCCTACAGATGGCGCGCATGCTTCGCCTCCCTGATGGCCCTGGCAATCTCACGATTGACCGTCACCAACTCACCCATCGACAACCCATCCACGTCCAACAACTGCCCACGGATGTCCGCGAGGACATGGAAACGATAAGGATTGCCACCATCGGTCACCCTGCAAAACACGTCAAACGTGTCGCTGGTGGACTCAGGCTTCAGATACGGCACGAGACACCTCCGGTTGTAGATTGAACGTCATGAATGGAATTACGAATTGGTTTCAAAACATCGACATGGGTGACCCGAACTGGGTCATGGCGATTTGCGCAATATTGACAATCATCGGTGGGGCGGGCGCGTTCATCGTCAAAAAACTTATTGGCCTCGTTAGCAAAGCGTCCCGGAAGGAAACACCAGCGGAAGGGCCTGCGACGCCAATCACGAATGACGAAATAGACGCCATGTTTCCAGCAACAACGCCGGCAACTCGCAAGCCACCCATGCCGCCCAAGTTCAGAATCGACATCGACGAAAGCGGGTCGCGCTTCGTCCTTACCAACATCGGAGGCCCCGCGCGCAACATCTCCGTGTTTGCCGAAGCGGTCGAGGGAACCTACACGAACACATGGAACAACTATCTCGGAAGAACCGATAGCGAACCATGGGGGCTGCCCGACGTCCACTTCTTCAACATTGGACTGCCGAAACTGCGAGAGGAGCGTCAACAAGGCGGCACCGCGTTCTTTGACGGACACGTGGAGGACGGGGACGGCAAAGCCCATTACCCCATCAAATTCACCATCGTCTGGGACGGATGCCCTGAACCCGTGGAGATCATTAAAACCATCAACTAACATCCGGGGCCTCCGTAATCCGGCCCGACAGCGCTTCGCCAAGCTCGTCGCGCAACGCTTCGGCCTCGGAACGATCCAGAGGAACAACGAGGTTCCCCACCGAACCGGCACGCGAGAACTCAACGAAGAACACGGCGGGACAATGCTCCAGACGGCTTACATGCACCGCCACACGTTCCACGCCAGCCATCACGCCACCTCCAACGGTTTCGCATAATCAGAACGACCAAGAAGGAAATCGACGCTCACATCGAAGAAATCAGCAATGCGGGTCAAGTCGCGCAAGGTGAACGGTCGCGTGCCGCACATTTTGTTGGAAAAGGTCTGCTCATGCATACCGAGAGCGGCAGCAAGGTCGCGCTGCGTAACTCGGTTTTGCCGGAGTAAGTATCGCACATTTGCTGTAACTCTGACGTTCTTAGCTAAACTCACATGTTAAGTATTACAGCCCAATGTGCATGTTTGGCAATTCTCGGCGTGTTGCAAAGTTAAACAACTGTGTTTAATATGGAACCTATGACAGCAACAATAACAATGCCCAGCACCGCCAGCATGGCGGCCGGCGATGTGGCTATAACGAACATCAACATGATTATTTCTGTCCGTCATATCCCCAAGAAGGATGTGGCGGCGATTCTTGGCAAGTTTCCGCAGTCGTTCTCGCGCATGCTCAAGATTGGCTATCCGTGGACCTTTGACGACATGGTGAAAGTTGCGAATTATCTTGGCGTAACGCTTAACGATCTTACTGACGTTAATTTGACGGCGGCAAAAGTCCTGCAAATGCAAAAAACCGCCGTCCCGGATGATTCCGGGAACGGCGGTCAATTGGTAGCGGGGCATGGATTTGAACCATGGACCTCTGGGTTATGAGCCCAGCGAGCTACCGAGCTGCTCCACCCCGCGTCGGCTTGTCTTCAAGACAGCTCTATTAACTTTACGATTACTTTCAAATATGTCAAATCGGCGTGTCGTGCTCGTTCGACCGTGTGAAATAGCGTCACAAATAGCGCGTTATCCATTTTTCCTATACCCGTTTCGACCGATCGCCGGCGCAGGGGAGTGCGCCATATCCGACCTCGCACCATAATAGAAGCATGCCTATCAAGATTCCCAGTGGCCTTCCGGCCAGAGACATTCTCGACTCCGAGCGCATTTTCGCGCTAGAAAAGCCCGAAGCGGAGCGTCAGCGTGTGCGCCCGCTCAAGCTGGTGATCCTGAATCTCATGCCGAAGAAGGTTGAAACGGAAACACAGCTGCTCCGCCTGATCTCGAAGAGTCCTCTGCAGGTGGAGATCGATTTCATGAAGACCTCCACGCATGAGGGTACGCATGTGAGCGCCGACCATTTAGTAAAGTTTTATGAAAACCTCGACGCGTTCCAAGACAATTATTACGACGGCTTCGTGGTGACGGGTGCTCCCGTCGAGCATCTTGATTTCGAGCAGGTCGATTATTGGGATGAGTTCAAGAAGATTCTCGACTGGGCTTCCACGCATGTGTTCTCCACCATGTATTTGTGCTGGGGTGCGATGGGTGCGCTCAATTACCGCTATAACGTGCGTAAAGAGAATCTTCCGGAGAAGATTTTCGGTGTGTTTCCACAGTATTTGCAGGATGAATACTGCTTCCTGACGAACGGTTTCGACGAGATCTGCCTGCAGCCGCATTCTCGCCTTGCGGGGGTAAACGAAGGTGATGTCGCCCGCAATCCCGAATTGCAGGTGCTTACGTGGGGTCCAAAATCCGGTCCTGGTCTGATCGCTACCCGCGATTTTTCGGAGGTGTTCGCGCTTGGCCATTGGGAGTACGGCAAGTACACCTTGGCCGAGGAGTATGAGCGCGATATGAAGAAGGGGATGACGAACGTGCCGTTCCCCGAAAACTACTTCCCGCATGACGATTCGCAGCTTGAGCCGGTGTTCGCGTGGCGCGCCCACGCGAATCTGTTATGGCGTAATTGGCTGAATTGGGTGTATCAGACCACGCCATACGATTTGAGCGAGGTTCCGCAGCTTCGTGCGCAGAAGCGTCTTGGCACGGATCGTTCGATTCGCCATCAGCCGGGTTTGCCGCGTGTCGATGCGTTCGCGCCGTTCGTGCGCGACGGCTACGGTGTGATCCATAGCTGAATCCAACGTCCCTTCCGTAACATTGCGGAAGCCATCGATGCGTTGAATATGCAGATAATTCGCGTGATGCGAATCGCATGATTGTGTGCATCTTTTTGTTTGCGTCAGTCGTATTCGTCTGCGATTTATCGGTGTTGAGCTGAATCAGCTCAAAAAATTTCTGACACTCGATAGATATGGTGAAACGTTTTACTGACAACATGCGGTATGCTGGATAACGTCGACTATCCGACGAATCACAAAGCCGTGCCTAGTTAATCCAGCTTGAAGCGAAACGCCGGAAAAACCAAATGACAGTAAGGAAAACCCCAGGTGTGTGGACGTTGTCTAGACACGGGCTAATAATCCTATCCAGCCATTCGGAGTCGAATGCGTCGCACGGGACTCCGGTCGCGTCGATGCACACTTCGAAGTACGCTTTGGTTAAGTAACCAGAACGTCACATTCGACTCGGTTGTTGGGTTAAACTAACAGCTGACACAAGAGCAGGAGGCGTGAATGATTGGTGCATTGGGAAAAGGCATGCTGACCATCGCTGATGGTCCCGAGATGCCCAGTGTCGATGACTTCCTTCCCGATCCGTTCGTTTTTCAGGGCACGCCGTTCGCCATTAACCGCATCATCCTCGTTCGCATTCTTGCGACCGTCATCATGCTGCTGGTTCTCGGAATTACGGCAAGCCGTGCAAAGCTCATCCCCAGCCGTTGGCAGGGAGCAGTCGAATGGTTGATCGAATTCGTCCGCGACAACATCGTCTATCAGGTGATGGGCGAGCTGCGCGGCAAGCGTTACGTGCCGATGATCACCACCGTGTTCTGCACGTTGCTGGTCTTCAATCTGTGTGGCATCATCCCGGGCTTCAATATCGCGGCAAGCGCAACGATTACGCTGCCGCTGGTATTCGCCATGTGGTGCTTCTGCCAATACTGGATTGCAGGCATTCGTGAAAAGGGTCTCGGCCACTTCCTGAGGGATGAGATCTTCCCGAAGGGCGTTCCGGCCCCGATCTACATTCTGCTGTCCCCGATTCAGCTGCTTGAGCTGCTGATTATTCGCCCATTCTCGTTGACGATCCGACTGTTCGCCAACATGGTTTCGGGCCACTTGATTCTTGCGCTGTGCCTTTCGGCCACGCAGTACTTCCTCATTGATGTGGTGAACAAGGTGTTTATGCCATTCGGCGTCGTCACCTTCGCAGCTGGCATGTTCATGTTCCTGTTCGAGGCGCTGGTCGCTTGCCTGCAGGCTTACATCTTCGCCATTCTGACCACCGCATACATCAACATGAGCTATCCGGAGATCGACTGACCGCCGGCTTTTTAATTGTTGCTTCTTGTCAAGCAATAACCAGAAAGGAAACA